CTGTTGCTTGGCGTGCATTGTTTCTCTCTGTGCAGTCTGTAAGTCACCCTCTAGATTCTTAATCTGGGCATCCATATTATTTACTAACTGCCTCATTTGCTCCATTTCATCCATTCTCTGCAATATTCCTTCTTTATCGAATATCTCAGGATTCTTCTTCAATACCTCCACTCTATCAATAATACCAAGCTGAAAAGCCTCTAGATATACACCAAATGTTGCCCACTTGCTTTCAGGAAGTGTACTTCCTGATTGTATACGTACATCGTGCTGGCCAATATTCAATCTATCTTGTTGTATGTCGTTCACAGCCTCACTCTTATCATCATACACATTAACCATTCTTTCGGTCATGTCGTTATTGGCTTGTGTTAATGTAAACATCTTTGGAAATGTATAATGGCCCTTTGCCAAGCAATACAATACTCTACCAAGACGATTAATACTAAATTCAATATCCCTGAGTTTAGACTTTGGCCTATCGCTTCCCATAGCCACCATACGCTCAGTACCTCTCACGGTATCTGGAGCCTGCTCTGCGAAGCCATGCACCATCTCAGGAATGCCAAATATAAAATCTATATAATGCTCCGCCTGTTGAATTAATCTGTAAAACTCTGCTGATAATGGTTGTGGTGAAGGATAATGAGGTTCGCCCTGAGTGGTGTCTACTTCGATAACAGCATTTGGATTTGACCACTCTCTTTCAAGGTCTGATAAACTATCAACAGAGCCTGCAGGTACAATAAGCTTCAATCCGGCCGACGCCTGTGCGTGCGAGAGAGCCAAGGACCACAATTTATTCAGTAACCGTTGCATAGGCCTTGCACGTGAAATATCGGACTTGGGATAGGGCGTTCCGGTCCAAATATTTGGTAAGGGCACTATCGGGTATGCATCTATATTATAAATCGTTTCATATAATACAAGCTCTCCAATAGTAGCCGTAACCGCTATTCGTGTTTGTAATACTTCCTCGAATTGCAAGAACCCTCGCTCAAGCATGCCGGGACTTTCGTCAAGCAATGTAGTGAATGCCTCTTCGTCAAGCAGTTGCTCACTTCCATTACGAGCATCAATCACACGATAAAAAGGAACTTTCGTTTGATAAAATCTTTCTAATATCTGATACTTCTGATTATTGTACGAACTTGAAAACTGTTTATCTTTTACTTCCGCAGGAGTAAATACGGCCATAGAATTAGTATTCTGTGCATCGGGATAGTCTTCTTCATTGTAAGTAGAAATATCATGAATAAGACCACGAATTGACTCTCCTGTCTCAGCGTCCAGCTGGTCTCCTAATTGTGGGTAGAGGTTAACGACCTGCTCACCAGTCATTATAGTAGAAAGGATGATGCCCTCAGCATCCGAGAACCACCTATCCCTACAGTCAGGCGGTACATATACACGAAAGGGATTAACATACGTGAACTTGACGTCACCTCTACCAAAATCTGCTTCTTGGTCTACATATGCATATAAATAACCAACACCGGCTACAGCATAGTCTGTAATGGCCTGCTTCAGCTGGTTGTCACCCTCAGAAATATCCCAGACATATCCAAGAATATCCCTCCACACGGAAGCAACTTTTACATCGGAATCTTCTCTCGGTAATACAGTGAAAGCAGGTGGGCGTGCTGTTAAGACTGCTTTGAGTTTCTCAATGGCAGGAGAAATCCTATCCATCGGAACATCAGCCTGATTACGGGACGATAACTCGCTAGACTCATTACTTGTGAAATGATTTCCAAGATAAAAGTCTGTATCTTTGCGAGCTTCAGTATCCCAATCCGACCGAGCGTCACGCCACTGCCTATATAGGTCTTGGTTATATTCTGCTTCTGGTGATAGTTCTATTTTGGGCATTTAGTACTGTAAAAAAGTTTACAGCACATAATATAATAAAAAAAACTGTAAAAGTCAAGTCTTTTTTTCAGAAAATCATATATTTCTGGCCCCAGTAATCCAATTATACCCCATTTTTAGCTTTTTTCTGCCAGCGAGCCTACCAATCTTATGAAATGAATCTATACTCACAGCATCACTGACAGGTGGTTTCTGCCAAGCATAGTAGTTTGCATAGTATAGTGCATCCAATAAATCATCATTCTTAGCTTTGGGATGTTCAAACATTTCATCCAGTATCTCTGACATTTCTCTCTTAATGTAAAGCTTGCGACTGTTAATAATCGGACCCAGTGATGTTTCCAGTCTATCCTCTTTTTTAATGCCTTTAGGTGGTTTAGCACCCTTAAACAATCCCGGAGTCAATCTTCTTTCTTTGACGGATAGCCTATCTGTCATATCTCTAACCATCTCCTGAGCAGCCACCGTCTCAATCGTAACACGCCTTAGTGGTTGATACTTCTTTGCCATCTCTATAATTTTCGCTGGCATATCAAATGTCGGTATGCGCTCACGAAAATACTCAAGTATATATCTGTTCTTATTGGAATCAATACCAAGCACGAGAATAACCTGATAGTCAGACGTTGAAGTAGCTGTGTGTGCTACATCAACTCCCATATAAGTATATATTGGTATGGCAGTATCATTAGTAATTAAATACGCAAAATTATTTTTTGATTGAAAATGACCAGAGTAATACTGTACTCTATCAATTTTAAATGCCGCATTAGATGTATCACGAGCATCATTCATGTACTCCTGAGCAAACTTGTTAATAAGGCCAGCTTCTGAAAACTCTTTTTTCTTGGACTCAAGCTTTTGTCGGGAGAATTGCTGTGTCCAAATAGACCTTCCTCCTTCAATGGCCTGATGGAACATGACATCCCATGGATATGAGCGATTCTCTTTTTGAGCTGAAGAGTATCCATCATAAACCATTTGTAAGAATGAATCGTAATGTACAATAGTACCAAGCAACCAAATCCATCCTTCATTACCCGGAGTCTCTTCCAAAGAAGGAAATACAGTAGAAACAATCCACTTCTTAATTTCCGCCCGTCTGTCTGGTGTCTTAGTATTTAATTCAGATTCAAAGTCATCAAGAACAATACCGGTATACCGCCTGTCAATCTCGGCACGACCACGCAGGCGTTGAGTAGTACCCTTGGCAATAATACGGTCTCCCTTAGCAGTAACAATATCTTTCTCCGTCCATCGATTTCCTACTAAATCTCCCGCAAGGTCCCCAAAGTAATATTTTAAATATTTATTGGTCTCCAAGTGAGATTTAATATATTTCAAATGGTCAATAGCCTGACCCTGCTCCTCAGCCACCCATGCGATGAATTGAGGGTCTCCCTTAGTACCAAAACATATCTTATGTAAAATAGCAGCCTTTGCAAGAACAGACTTACCAAATCCCCTAGGAACAATATTACATATCCTTCCTCCGGGCTTTGTCGAAATAAGCTTCTTACCTATCTCATAATGGAATGCAGGAGATTCACTCTTATGTAAAAAGTCCCTAGGAAGAAATGCTCTACCAAAAAATATAAGGTCAGAACTAGCCTGCTTTAACAGTGCTTCCTTAGCATCAATACTAGCATTCGATATATCTCGTAAGTCCTGTTCTTTTGGTTTTGACTTTGCTTGGCCTGCCATGGGGCACCTATGCGTATCCTATTTCCTCATTGGGATTGCCCAGATATATAATTTCATCATGCTTATTAAACAAGCTCTCACAAAATGGACACTGCCACCCATTAAATCTACTATCCTCATCAAAGATAGCGGTATCCATATTTAAATGCACTTCATTCCTACAGGACGGACAATCAATATGAACATCCCCAAATAACAGTGCTGATTCAGTCCTCATTGATTTCTGCATTAGATTCAGCCAAAACCTTAGTTTCGCCCCCTTTAATTGATGAAAGTTGTTCCGGAGTAAAACCTTGGAACACTGTTAATGTTTCTGATTTCTTTTCTGTGTTTGGCATCATATCTGATATCTTAGCTAAAAGCTCCAAGGAGCGTACTCTTGAACTGGAATTATTATCACCCTCCGATATAATATCCCATAGTTCTCTTAATATGTCCTCCTGAGTGATTCCAACCTTTGCAAGCGCATCCTTTACTTCTTTTCTAATCAACTTGATTACCCGCTCTTGCCTGAGTAGGAGCCTTGCTTCCTGACGTGCATAAGCTCGATTCTTTGTTGGATATGCCTTAAGATAGGCTTCTGACGGGTCAATGCCCTGCACAACGTACTCTGCAAACAATATCTCATTAGAGTTGGCGCGTCTGTTGGTAGCACGAACCTGTCTATGGTCTTTGTTGCGAGAGAAGGAATAGAGGTTTTTTGGTATGTCGCCCTCCATTTCTTTCTTAGAGAGTAACGAATATGTCCCAAGAAGAGTTCTAACGTACTGAGTATCCTTTCCATGGGCGGTAACAAACTTACTCTTCTTAAGTATCTGTAATACCTGACCATCGTCTGAAAGACACCAATCCCCCTCTTGTGCCTCTCTCCAGTGCTTCGGAGTCTTCTGACTGTCTTGACATGCTTTAAATTCTTCTTCATCATCGTATATAACATGCTTTTTATCTTTTATGCTTCTGAACCTCAACGTATCGCTTCACTTCCCTACCGAGTTATTTATATACCACTAACCACATCCCTACCTGTGAAGCAATACGCTCTCAGAGTGAAACTCCCCCTTCTAAACTACTTATCAGTTGGGGGACCTCTATCTCTTCAATAAGGTCCAGAATCTTCTCCATTAACTCTTCTTTCACGGTTTCGTCATCGGTGTCATTATATTGCCACCTATAAACCTTCATTTGGGCTATCGTACTTCCCAGATTAAGTATTTCCATCAATCATCTCTCCCCAAAGAAATGTCTTACCTTTTGTAATATCCACAACATCAAGTCTAAAATCGCCATTGCTAAACCAATCCACAATGCCGAAAGCATGTCCCCAATTCGTTTTTCTGTTTTTAAGCCACGAGTTTGCTTCATCTGACATATCCTTTAAACATCCTAAGCTAAAACCTGCATGTGCTCCATCAACATGCGTCACGCTATGACGTTGAATATCATGCAAATGTCCATATACGACTGATTTTCCGAGATTAAGAGCATGTGCCCTCGTATGGTATACGGAACTAAAATGACCACCATGATACATATATAGCTTCCCTATCCTCAAATGCTTACCATAAGGGTAATATTTATACCCCCTATCGTTCAGTCGCATAGCATTGGCAAACTTATACTCTTTTAAGTACGGATGCTCCTCTACAAAAGAGTTTAACCAAGCATCATGGTTGCCTTCGAGCATATATCGCTCTTGGCACTTAATCGCATCTAAAACTTTATCAAACTGGTCCAAGCCATCATTGGCAGCACGAATGTCCTCATCTATCTCCGGAAGTATGAATTCCAGAGGTGGACGCTTCTGCCGCTTGTATCTCCATCCACTGGCACTGTGAAACTCCCCTATATCCCCCAAACATACAAAAATATTCGGCTTGACCATTCTGATGGCCTTTATAGCACAATTGACCGCAGCTTGGTCATGCTCTGGAAAGTGAATATCTGGAACGATTATCGCTCGTCTACGTGGCTTTTTTGTCTTTTTTGGCATTCCTCTGGTAGACAACTATGTTTTCAAGCTTTCTTGCATTCTTAGTAGCCACATGGTCACGAGACAAACCAAGCTTTATCGCACCACTCTTCTCTGTATCTACGAATACAATATGCCTTAAGCGGCAATCACAACACCAAAGATAGAAAAAAGAGCCGGGATTTACTATAAGCGGTTCTACATCCTCGTCATGAAGACTAAATGTCGTATGCACTGTATCAGTCACAATCCCCTCCTCTACATCCAGCCTGACCCATACGAGACATCGTCTCTTTCTCTATGGCTTCCACCATCACCTTGGGCCTGTGATTGATAGTAGAACGCTCTCTTTTAACGCCCCATCTCTTGTTTCTCAGCTCAACTATCTTAGAAGAGAGATATATAGCCAAATCTAAAGCTTCCTCTAGAGCCTCTACTAGGTCATAAGTACCATCTATAGGTATCTCTCGTCCAAACTTCTCATTGCCTTGCTGCAGTCTATGGTCAATAAGGTCCAATACGACCTTATTATTGCCAGTATTTCTCTCATCCATAAATTCAAACCTCACGGTAAATATCCATCACCCAGAGGACGAACGGAACGACCCCTACTCCCTGTAGATGACCCATCTATGTATTTTCTAAATTCCTTAGCAATGTCTATAGCCTTACGCTCAAGACGGGCAAATTCACCTACAGTGTACCATTGGCCCTTAATTTTGATGTATCTTTTCTTCTTGTTATGCATTTGAAGGTATTCCCGGAATAACTATATTATTGAAATAATTGCATTCTTTATCAGCAAAGCACTGTTTCCCCACATAATCCTCATGTAGCCACATTCTACCACTCCTGTGTATCATAATACCAGAGCAGATTCCTGAGGTTGTGCCTTTTCCATAGTTTGCACAATATTTTTTGGCTTTATTCTTAATGCTATTGCTCGCCATGCCCTAATATACAACCTTTTTCCCAAAAAGTCAAGTTAAAACTTGATTTCTGTCTTTTCGGAACAATCGTATCTGATTAGTCTCCTCTGACATTCGCTTCTCTGCGACCGCTACATAGTCAGCATTAAGCTCAATACCGACGAAACGGCGGTCAAGCTCCGATGCGGCGACCGCTGTAGTGCCAGAACCGAGAAAAGGGTCCAATACTAGGTCTCCCTCATGAGAGAAATCAGACACTAAATGCCTAATAAGACCATAAGGCTTGGGTGTGGGGTGGTCATAGTGCTCTGACCCTGTCGTATATGAGTAAAAATCCCGCAGTTTTAGCCATTCTCTGCCACTTTTACGGAACAGTACGATAGGTTGCCACAGACTGAACCCATAAACGCTTCTATGACGCTTATTCGGGGCATACCAGCAAGCCGTCCAAACGTGGTTTTCGGCTCCGAATGCGTCAATAGTGGTCTTTATGCGGTCTGCACCGTTAAAAACGGCTATCCATGCTTCCGGAGTGGCCAAACGCATGATTTCCGACCCCACTTGAGAGAGCCATTCCTCATAATCCGACGCATTCTGCAAATCGGAGTCATTTCCGTAGTTTTTCCCGATATTGTAGGGAGGGTCGGTTACTACACAATCCACGGATTCGTCATCCATGGTCTTCATTACATCTAAACAATCGCCTTGTACTATCATATGGCAAATATACGCCAAAAAGGGGGCAATGTCAAGCAAAAAAAGAGCCAATCAAGGCAAAAAACCTCCATGCGTATATATATATATATATACATATATACATATACATAATACATACTACATAGAAAGACATACTACATACATATATACAGCTTGCGGTTTACTGGTTTTTGATGTAATTTCTGAGGCGAAAATAAGTGGTTTTTCAAAAAAATATGCTTACAATGTGTGTCTGTCTCTTTCGGCAACGGGGACCCCCGTCCGGTTTTCCGATTTCGCCAAAATCACGTTGGGAAACATTATGCTTGTTTTTCTGCGGAAACATCCGTAAATTAAAAGATTTTCTCTACTCTGCACACTCTCGAAAATTTCTCTTGCTTTGTATACCTATTCATTCGTAAGTTCTAAGATTTGCCATTTTGCCGGAAAAAAATCATTTGGATAGTTGGGATAATTGTCGTAAAATGCCACCTTGAACAACCGCCCACGCCTATAGACGCAGAATCAACACAGATATTTAACTCCCGATGAGTCTAACCGAACACCACTAACCAACAAAACTTTTCTTTGTGTGAGTTGCAGACTTGCCTCTTTCGGCAAGGCAGTCGTCATGACTGCTCATTAACATAAGGAGCCTCTAACAATGGCACAACCTACTAACTCACACTCTCGAAAAGCAGAGAACACCGGAAAAAAGTCTCTCCTAAGTTCCTGCAGAGCAATACCGGAGCTTTTGCTTCCTCATCTTGAGGACTTGCCCCGATTTACCTCTGCGGTGGAGATTGAGGAACTTTTCGAAACGACAGACTACGCAACCGAAGTCGTAGATTGGTTCCGCGCTCCGCTCGAGCTTAAAACCGGCGAGAAAACCTCTGGCCCAACGTCACGCAGTAATGGCACAACGGAACAAGTCTCGGAAGCAGTCTTTAATGTTTACGAGCCCATGAGTTCTGTCTGCGATTACCTGCCGGACGTAGAAACTCCGACTAATGCGCAGTTACTTATGGTTGCAATTGACGCAGTCAAGGGGAATCACCGTTTCAATAAGAGATTGGGCGGAGTGCAGATTGAGCTTGCAGACGGCCTTGAAGGTATCGTACCAATTCTTCGGACGGCAATGAAAACAAAGTCTTCGGACTTTAAGCTTGCAGAAGACTTTGCCGATACCGGAACCAAGCAACTCGGCACGCTCAAGAGAACCGAAGGTACTAAAAACTACCTCTACTCTTTTGAGCTTGTGCAGAAACGGAAAGAGATAGTTTCTACGGAAGAAACATCTGCAGACGTAACTACACCGGAGTCTACCGAGGCTACCGAGGCGACAACTCCAACCATAGTCGCAGACTAAGTTCTCTGCTCTATACCAGAAAGAGGGGGGGCGATAATCTCCCCCTCTTATTTTTTTTTCTGCGACGGTGAAACTTAAGTATGACAACCAAGACAACAGACAGGACAACTGCCTACATCAACATCTCTCATTCTCCGCCTAACGTGGCGCAGACGCAGAGATATACTATCGTGGCAATTGTACCCAATGCATCCAGACCTATCCTCAGGTATGCTATGTCTGTCAAAGAGGCAGAAGCGATTAGTGATAAGATACTTTCCGAGATATACAAACACAGTACTTCATGTACGGTTCACATACAGACACCAACTGCAAAGCATACCATCTCTGCGTTAAGTGATGACGCTTTCAATGCTCTGCCATTTACTACAGAGTATGACTTGATAGGTGATGAAGTCACAGATATGGATAACTTTGACAAGCTACACAGAATTAAACGTTGGCGTAAGTATACTCCAGACGAGCTTGTTATTCTTGACAACGAACACCTTTCTCTGTATGACCGTTTATGGTTAGCTCTGATACGCAATGGATTTTCTAAAGACAGAGCAGAGTCCATAGCCAGAGCTTCAGAGCTTAAGCATAAAGAACTTGCAGAGTTTAATAAAGATGATTGAATATCTTACAACAATCACTGTGATAATACTTAGTGTGCTATTAGCACCTGTGTTATCTAAGTGGTTTCATCGGTTAATCAAAACAGGAGCATAACAGAATGAAACGAATGAATCGTTCGGACAGAAAAGCAAAGCGCAGAGAAGACGCGGAAACGCGCCAGAGAAGATACGATAATCTGACTTCTGCGCAGAAAAGACAACAGGCAGAGAGTCGTACAGGTAATTCTACCAAGGAACTAAAAAGACTGGAGGGAGAATAATACAATGAAAACAGAACAGGGTCATACAAGACCTAAACCATCTGTCTTAACGACAGTGTTAGCATTTACATCAATAGCTTTCTGGATAATTTTATATCCGTACGCTGTGCTGCCAATGGTTATGTGGGTAGCAGAACGAGGTATACTAAATGGTTCAATAACTCAGACAGAAGCAACAATCATGGTTGGCTGTCTGACTATTGGGTGGTATTCATCACTGTATTGTGTCATAGATGTAATGACACAGAAGTACTCTAAATAGCAAGGGGATTAAAATGAGACATACTGGAAGAAGAGACTGTCAATGTGATAAATGTAGACCACTACGGTGGGACAGGCAAAGGAGCAGTAACATGAGAGAGAGAATGATGGACAGAGCCACAACATTGTTGTTGTGGTTCTCAGTGATTTACTTTGGTGCGCATTTTATGGTGTATCTTATCAGATAAATAGTAAGTAATCATGCAGACTTTTTTACCATACGCAGACTTTCGCAAGTCCGTAGAACATCTGGACAGTAAACGCTTAGGTAAGCAACGCGTAGAAGCTTTACAGATTCTAAAAGCTACCTATATTCCAGACTATGGGTGGCGCAATCATCCCGCAGTAAAAATGTGGTTGCAGTATCCAGAGTCTATACAGTGTTATATGAATGAAGCAATAGATGAATGGGTCAGACGTGGTTTCAACAACACTATGCAAAAAACAGACGTTCAGCCAGAAGAAGTGATACATCCCCATTGGCTGGGCGATGAGAGACTGCATCAAAGCCACAGAAGTAATCTCCTTAGAAAGGATTATCAGTTTTATAGTAAGTATAATTGGACAGAAGACAGTAATATGCCATATTACTGGTGTGGTTATGGCAAGGGAGAAACAGAGGAGGGGTAAGAATGATTAAACGAATTCTGAATAAGCTTAAGTGTTGGTTTTTACATTATCCGGCTACAGACTATGAAGAAAGGTATTGTTTCTGTTGCCATAAAAGATATTTCGCCAGAAAGAGGCAAAACAAATGACTTCTCACTATAGCCGTCGACATTATCAAGACTGGGCAAAGATACTCAAGGGATTGTCTGACCCAGACAATAAGCGTAGCACTGCAGAGTTATGTCTGCGTTTATTTATCTCCGACAACGAGAGATTCGATTCAGATAGATTTTTGAAAGCCTGTGGTTTGGAACCGGACTACCACTTAAAAAGTCTGGTAGCAAGATTAACAATAAATAGGAGCAAAGACAGTTATGAGTCTGGATAATAAAGAAAGCGGAAAATATGCACAGATGGCTTCAACACCGTCTGCGGCAGAGGCTATAGAAGTACTGGAGGAGGTTACTCTGGAGGAAGCCAATAAGTTAGGTGTTTTTGAAATAACTGCCTTATTCCATAGATTAGCACAACGCTGTTATACTCTTATGAATATAATACAGAGCGAGGATATGGGTGAAGGGCTTATCAGGGGCTTGTTAAAAGATAATGACGGCGATATGGACGAAGTTAAATTATTTCCTGTGGAGATGGAGTATCTAACGCGAATCTGTATTGAATTTCAGAACAATATCAATCGCAAGGTCTTAGCTAAACTTAATATGGAGGGTCAGGACCTTGATAGGATTATGAAGACTGAGGCACTTGCCAGTGGTCATAGCGCAGGTTCAGTTAGAGATATAATCATGGAGATGATGGGCAGAGACGAAGAAGAATGACCGAAGGGGCAGTCAGATAACAATGCAGGGCAGTGGCTATCTTAGAGTAGAAAGCTCCTCCTACTCGACGATACAGAGTCATTGTCCTGCCAATAATTAGCGGGAGATTGCAATGAATAACACAGTAACTACTACACAGTTACATATGAGCCTCAATTTACAGGGGTATAAGTGTAACAAAGAACTTGCTATGCAGGTCTGTGCTTCACTTAAGCAGAAACCTGTTGGTGGGGCATTTCTGTTTGGTCCCGCAGGGGCAGGTAAGACACATCTTCCAGAAGTACTTCACGATATACTTGAAGCAGACCTTCATTATTATCAAGTGACACAGGGTACCCGCGAAGAGGATTTAGTACAGAAAATTCTTCCCGCAGACGACACTAAGACCGGAGTGAAGATACATCCCGGAATTCTGGTGCAGGCAACAGAAGCGACACATGGTGATAAACTTGTTATTTTATTACTGGATGAGTGGGATAAGACAAGACACTCTGCGGATGCATTTCTGTTAGATTTCCTCCAGAGTGGTAGAATATCTTTTCCCGGAGTTAATGTGTCGGCCAACCAAGAGAATCTGTTAGTTTTCATCACTCTGAATGATGAAAGGGAATTAAGTGAGCCTCTGGCGCGTAGACTGCCGAAAATAGATTTTAAGGTCATGCATCCAGAGTTAATACGGGATGCATTACAGGATACACATGATAGTGAACTGACTGATGCAGCAGTAGCGTTGTATGAGAGATGTATATACGCAGGAGTGAAGAAACCGATTACCATACAGGAGTTACGACAGTTACTTGATGCTGTAGATGTATTGCAAGGGGACGCAGATTGGAATACTCTGGTTAAGCAGTATATTACTAAGAGCGACAGGAATCACAAAGTATTACTTGACCACGAATCTGATTCTGGTAGTGATGTAAGTAAAAAATTAGACAGATTATTTTCCAATACGGTAGACAGTAGGCTTGATGTAGCCAACTATGAAGCGCAAGGTACATCAGTACCAGAGTTAGCAGTTGATAATGATGATAATGCCCAGATGCCCAAACTGAAGGTTGTACGGAATGTAGACTGGAAGTTTGCAAGGTATAAAACACCTAAAGTGAACTCTTTGCGGTCTGGCTCAGGAATATATGGTATTATTCCCTATAACAATGAAACTTATGACGCTTACGTTCACGATTTCACAGACTTTCCCAAACGTAGCGCAAGAGACTTGCCGGGACCGGCCAGTGTTCAGGGCAGATATATAATAATTAGGAGGCCTATATCCCTGATAGAGGCCTATCGGGTTCAAAGACTGGTAGACATAGATACTCAAGGAGAACTCTGTTTTATCATGAAGGGGGTGCCATTTCACAGAGTAAAAACATTTCAAGAAACTTGCGGAAATAATAGGAGTACTCAATTTAAGATATTTAAGTACTCAGAATCGGAGATTGTAGGTAGAATTGGAAATAATGTCGCAGAAGTAAGATGGCTAAACAATGCGAGGCATAGATTCAGACTGGAGATGATAGTCAATTTAGAAAGGTGGGCGTATTTCCAAAGTGCCGTAACTCACAACAATGGTATGTTAAATGGCCTGTGGGAGGAGTATGGCTCAATTCAGGATAAAATTAACGAAGACGGTCACGACCTTGGATGGGCTGTGCGACGGTATTATCAAAAGGGCTGGAGAAAAACAAATCCATGGACCGAATAAGGACTGTCCACAGAAAATGGCGCCATGGAAAAGATGGCGTAGATAGTTGTAGAGAAGAGGATATTGATAACTACTGTAATATGTCTATTGAGATGACCAAGCAAGCTCTCAGTAATCCGGCAAACATGAGCCATCTTAGTGGTGCCTATAGCAGAATTGATGACCTGTCAAAGCGTGTTAAGGCTAAACATTACACTGTTGTAGAGAAAGAACGCTTTGAAAAGGCATTGTCAGAGGCACGACATATTGTAAGACTTGTAGAACGTAAGAAGCAAAAGCTTAAGCAGAAGCCTGTCAAAGAGACACAAGATAAGCAGTGGCAGGTTGCTGCTGCTAACTATCATGCAGGCTTATCCATGCCCAACCACCAGAAAGCAGACGATTCTATGGACTTGCGCACAGATGCAAGCAAGATAAGAGTACAATCTTCTGTGTCGATTATGCTTAATAAGATTGCAGAGGATAGTACTGGTTTTCCATATGAAGGTGATGATTTCTGGGACATTGAAAGGCTGATGCAAAGACACTATACTAACGCACAGCTAAGGCACTGTAAATTGGATAAAGATAAAGAAGGTATATTCTTTTTAGTTGATACCAGTCCCAGTTGTGATTCTCTGGCACATGCTTATTCTAAGCTTGTCTCCTCTGTGCTTGAAAGGGGTGACGTTACTCTGATTAAGGCCCCTAATGGAACTCCTATGCAGTATTATGACAGAGGTAGTAAACAGTGGCATGACTATAACTTCCATTTCGGAAGCGATATTGATGATGTTGAACTCTGGAAAGATTTATTTCGTGGGCGTAAAGTTATCTTTTTTGGTGATACAGATGGTGAATATATAGTAAGTAAAGCATCACGGTTCTGTGATGTATACTGGTTTTATAATGAAAGTTACGAATCGCTTGAGAGTTACAAATATAACCGTTCATATAAAGAGTTTCAAGGTAAGATATATCTCTGTAATGATATAGCAGATTTTTTATATTGTGTTTCCCAAGTAAAGTAGGAGAATGAAATGTCTGTATTTACAATAGCTTCTAATCCTCCATCAGACAAAGAGGCAAGGAGGATAACACGGTCAAGGTCAAGCAGTAGAAATAGACTGAAGCGTAAGTCTGAACCATTTAAATGCCCAAAATGCAAAAAAGTATGGCAGTATAAATTACTCAAGAGCAGGCGAACAGCTAATCCAGAATATTTAATTCATTTTCCCAGTTATGGATGTACAGAATATATCTGTATGCCATGTAAGAGATTAAGTCAAGGACAATAAAAGGAGAATAACATGAAGTTAGTAACAGATGAAACAGAGTCATACAACTATGGCGAAGAAGTAGCCTGTGATGGCTGTAACGAAGGAGAAGGCAGTATGGGGGGCTGTCTTACTGGTTCGTATGCTATGTGTGGTGATTGCTGTAAGAAATATGGCTATGATAAGCCAGACTATGAGTATGCAGATGAAATTAACGAGATATTTGATAAGAGTAAGACGTTCAGAGAGAATGTGCTTGATTACAGGGAACGTACATATGGAAGCAGAGATTTGATTTTTAGTATAACACCAATAGATAAATAACAGAAAGGAGACTAATATGGGATTCGACCTCAATGGGCTTTCTCCAGACAATCCACAGGACGTACAAAAGCCTGTTATAGATTGGGATAGTGAGCCAACAAGACAAGAGCAGGAAGAATATTTCAGAAACCTTGAGGCTTACGAGAAGGCAGTGCCGGGACATTACTTTAGAAATAATGTCTGGTGGTGGAGACCACTGTGGCAGTGTATAGGTTCTGCCTGTGATGATATTCTTAGTGAAGAGGATATTACAGGTGGGTACTACAATGACGGATATAAAATCAGTAAGGAACAGGCAGTTGGAATAGCAGAGCGTATGAAGTCTTTAATAGATAATGGTACTATAGAGGACTATAAACTGGAATATGATAAATCACTTAAAGAACTTCCAGAGGATGACTTTATGCGAAACTACAGTTTTACTGTAGAAAACTTGCAGGAATTCATATGCTTTTGTGAGTCAAGTGGTGGCTTTGAAATATGGTAACTTCAAAACATACTTAACTTAGGAGTGTTCGTGTGACGCAATACTTTACAGGTATAAAGGAGTAATAAAGATGAGATTAGAAGTAAAACAGTGGCCAGAAAGCCAAGAAGTAGCAGACGACTCAGAGTGGTTTCCAGTCGTATCAGCCAATCCTGAGAAAGACCCAATTGGTCCAAGTGCTAGTGCCAGAGTACTACATGATGAAGCAACTGATACTACATGGTGTAATCAGTGCCGTAAGCTTCTTAATGAATTGATTGAGCCTGTTAAGCATGACTACCTTCTGCTTGAAGAAGTCATTCACAGTCTCATAGAGGATGATTAGCAAGAGCTATGCTACAGTATGTAGTATGTATAAGAGTATGTAGTATGTATATATATACTCTTATATACTGTTAGGGTGGTACTTTGGGCATAGTGGGCAAAAAAACATTCTACATATGAAAAAAAACCTTGCTAATGGACAATTTATAGCTTAATTTCAATACACTCATACACCATAGAACACACAAGCGGGAATTATGAAATGCTGAACAAAGACAGTACAAAACGGATAAGAGCCAATCTGGACAAAACCTCCTTTGAGGACTTTAAGGCTCTCTGTGGATTCAGAAATGTCAAGATGGAAGAATTCGCAGGAGTCATTATTCGGGACTATGTTAAATCAGAGCTACCCAAGGTCTTCAAGGACAGAGGATATGGTCAGAACCAGACTGGATGACATATATGACGGCTACATCGAAGGACTAAGGGACAGAAACGATTCCCTGAGATATGCAGGTAATCGTGGATTGTTTCACGCTAGTAGCTCTGGTTCATGTCTCCGTAAAATATACTACGACAGCGTAGAACAAGTCGAACCAACAGAGAAAGATGCTGACACATTGCGTCTGTTCCGGCTTGGTGATATAGTTCATAAGGATATACAGGAAGCTGTCTCTCAGTATGCACAATCAAGTGGTTCTAAGGTATTAATAGAGACGGAAGTCATTATTCCAGAATACAATGTCAGGGGATTTCTTGACCTTGCTATTCTGGAGGACAAGTGGCTATACGATATAAAGACCTGTAATTCTTATAAGTGGAAACGGATGTTCGGCAGGACTCCAGACAAGGACCCGCACGGTAATTACACGTTACAGCTCGGTACTTATGGTATTTGGGTGGAGAAGGTCTTTGGTAGACTGGAAGGTCTGTCTTTATACTATTACAACAAAAATACTTCACAGACAAAAGAAGTCTCGTTCAACAGGTCTATTATCACTGATGCGGGACTTTACTGGCAAGAAGCAAGTGATAGGCTTAAATCCGGCATTCCAGATGTTAAGCTTGGAATTGCTCCTGTGCAGGGCTGGGAGTGCAATCCTAAGTATTGTTCTTTCTTTGCTCACTGTGGAGGTGGCATTAAACCCGAATTACTGGAGAAGCAATAATGCAAGAAGAAACGAACGGAGTCCCTGAGACTGCAATTGCCCATACTTGGGACACAGAGACTACAAAGACAATAGAGAAAACACTACGAGCTAAACACAGATACATCTCATCAGCAGAGACTCCCAAGTCTATGGTAAAGACACGCGCAGATGGTTTTGATTATGTTGAAGAAGGATATATGAGAAATCTTCTGAATGACCATTACCCTGTATGGTCTTGGGAAATTATCAAGTATGAACTACTTGGTTCTGCTTGGGCTGTGGTACATGGCAGACTTAAGATACTTGATGGTGCTATTACAAGGACCTTTGATGGTATCTCTGCTCACCGGATACAGACAAAAAGAGATAGCGACGAGTTTGTTGATATTGGTAACGATATCAAATCAGCTAACTCTGATGCTCTCAAACTGGCGATGAACAGACTATGCAACATAGCAGATGATGTCTATAGAAAGGCATACGCCTTAAGTGAGGAGAAAGAAAAAGAGTTAACAGACCTAATGTCTGCACTCGATGATGTTGATACCCGCTCTCAGTTTGAAGCAAGACTGAAGTCTGGTGAACTCAACGCTACTAACTACAAACGTGCATACGAATACCTCACAAGACAAGTGACTGCACAGAACACCCAACAATAGGAGGCACATATGGCAGACGTAAGCGACATCTTGGGCGATGACAGCTCCAGTGAAGCATACTACGTACCATCTGACGATGAATTTGTCATCGTATCAGAAAATACGTATCCTGCACACATTGTTGACTTAAAGGTCATCAACACCAAGATAAGAAGCACAGGAAATGCCTGTATGATTTTCAAGCCTGTCTACCAAATAGCAGATGAGGCTGAAGAGCATCAAGGTAGGACTGTAAATAGTAACGGAATATTTCGTTACGGTGGTGGAACTCCCGGAGAATCAAACAGAACTGCCACATCAGGCAATCGAGCATACAAAGATTTTCTGGACATGGTAAATGTTACACCGCAGGAAGTCAAAGACGAAAACACAGGAAAGGTTGCATATTCCCTGCCCTTGGTTACTAAGGACGACATCTACGGAGTACCTGTAATGATTAAAGTCAAACACAGAAACTACGAATACGATGGCAAACTCAGAACTGCAGCAGACGGAATATTGATATCTGTATGGGGCGACGGTAAAGCCAAACAGATGGACGACGACCTACCGTTCTAAAGACCAAGTAAGGGCTTGATTGCTCTGTCTCTACTATATCGGGGGATAGAACAAGACAGGCAGCGAACAAACGCCAATAGGGACACATTCGGTTTTGTCATTACCCCGAATATACCCCTAAGTCAAGTCCTTACAAATATTTTACAGATAAGGAGAATAGCACATGAAAGAGCATGAAGTTGGAGACTATATATCAACTTACTTCTGGAACGAAGACGACTGGTTCCTATTTACACGGGACTATCTCAGGTCACACCTTAGTTCTGATGATGATGTTAATGAGGTGGTAAGGAAATCTGTCGATATCTTTGAGAAGCCATATCATTGGGAGAGTGAGTATCGGGACTGGCAAGAGACTAGACTTAACAACGACCCAACGAACAATGAGTAAGTGTAAATATTGTGACAAGACGTTCACAGATGAGCGAAGACCAAACTCAACACAATGTCCTTCTTGTCAGGTCTCCAAGAGGCGGTGGTCAAGGAAAAGAGAATGTGTTGACTACCTTGGCGGGCAGTGCCAACGCTGTGGTTGGGACAAACACTTAGCCGGTCTTCAGTTCCATCACCTGAGAGACAAGAAGTTTGAACTCAATGCAAACGGACTGCTGTTGAAGTGGAAACGCTTGGTCAGAGAATTGCAAAAATGCATATTACTATGTGCATGTTGCCATGCGATAGAAGGGTCGAACAGTGGTAGGTTTCAAAAGAGGATAACCAGATGAAAGAAATAGAATCACTACCACACAATAGAGACGCAGAAGAAACACTCTTAGGCCAGTTGATGCTTGACCCTCATCTGCTTGATGCAGTAGCAGAGTTCATACCTAAGCCCGAAGTATTTTATAACACTCATAACCGTGTCATATGGAATACCATACGCACACTTCAGAAAGAAGGCATAGGTATAGACATAGTGACTGTTAACGAACATATTCCCACAACACAGAAGAAGTATATTCAAGCATACTACATTACCGGGCTTGCTGAGAATATTGCCACAACAGCTAATGCTCTGTCACATGCAAAGCTTATCTATGAGAAGTGGCTCTTGCGAAGAGTCATAGAAGATACTTATGCAATACAAAAAGCAGCATATAATGGTGGTACAGACGCACACAAGGTCCTTGAAAATTTACAGAGTACAGTCACCAAGGCTATCAATCTGCGCCCTACTAAGAAGTTTGACATGGAATCTTTGCTTGATGAGACTATGGATAAGATACATGACGAGAGTAATCTTATCAAGTTTGGATACGGTCAGATAGATAACATTACTGGTGGTATGACACGCGGAGAGATTACAGTCATAGCAGGTCGCCCATCCATGGGCAAGAGTACAGTAATGATAAACTTCGTTCGGAAGCTAATAGAGAACGGTATGAAGGTTATGGTCTTTAACCGTGAAATGACCAACGTAGAGATGATGAAGAAAATATTCATACTTGAAGCTGAGGATGTATCGTATCGCAGGTTGAGACTAATGAAAATGACAGACGAAGAGGAGGATGCGATTAAAAAGGTCAGAAAAGGTATTACAAAGAAGTATAAGAACCTGCAAATGTTCGACGACATAAGAGACCTGTCATCCGGCGTAAGATATATCAATAAGTTTAAACCAGATGTTATCGTAGATGATTATATACAGATGGTGAATGTACCAAGCATTGACGATAAGAGACTGCAGATTGTAGAGATTATGCAACATTATAAATGGTTAGCAAAATCATTACAATGCTCTGTTCTGCTCCTGTCACAATTAAACCGTGAACTTGAGAGGAAGAGAGACAAGCGTCCACACCTCTCTAATCTTAGTGAATCTGGCTCTATTGAGACCGATGCCGAGACGGTTATCTTTGTGTTCTATAAGTGGAAGTATCTGTATCGCGACCATCATCCTAGCGGTAGTCTTGGAAAATACGAGATAGAACTACTGGTAGATAAGAACCGATACGGAGAGACAGGCTATGCACCTATGGGCTTTTACGGAGACGGTTGTCTTCTCACGGAGACTAAAGAACTCGCATTGGCCTACGCAGAAAATGCAGGAGAACTACAATGACCAAAGAACATTCCAGACGAGGTAAGCGTAACAGGCAACGCGGTGCCGAACTCCAGAGAGAAATTACTCGCATGGCAAGGTTTTACGAACTGGAAGCACACAACCGAGACAGGGGTGGTGCACAGCACGAGATGGGAGACGTGGAGATTGAAAAACAATACTATGGCTGCAAAAGACGAAAGAAGATGGCCCAATGGCTCAAACCTGAGAAGCAAGAAGTGGGAGTTTTTATCAGAGAAGACTTTCACAAGTCATTCATAGTCATTGATGCAGAGCATTATATCTCTCTTCTCCGGAGACTGAAATCTTGCAATTGTAATATTGTTTCGACGAGAAGAATAAAAAAGGATACATAATATGTACACAGTCAAAGTCCCTGTACTGGTCCCTACGTTGAGAGCAGAGATTGAGATGATGCTTGATGCTCTCGTTAGCCACAAGGACTCTCTGTCATTTGATGTTACAGAAGAGTCTGAGGAGGGAAAGAGCCGTCATATGGCTCAGAACCTCATCTTTGCAATGGAAGGCCTATTATCAAGATTTGATAAGGTAGAAGCAGAAATGCTTGAACATAGTAATCGTGTATGATTTCTCAGGTGGACGCTACCTTGCTTCCGCTTTATCAATTAACTAGGAGATAACAATGGCAAGAATAATCACATTAGAAAACAGAATCGAACAGCTTGAAAGAGATATAGGAGAACAAACCAAGACAATAGAAAAAGTAGTCAATGTGCTAGGGGACGCTCTGGACCTAGCCGATGCCATGCAACCAAAACAACCTCAAGCCAAAAAGACACGTGGAACAAAGAAGTAGGTCAACTAACAATTGGCAAGACGCCATTGAGAAGAGTGCAGACATATCAAAAGATATTAATAGTTTTAATAAGCCACAAGTATCTCCCATGTTTGCCTGCGATGAATGTAAATTTGTCTGGCAACCACGATATGTTCACGGAGTACCAGATGACTATTACGAAGACTTTCCTACGTATGGCTTAAAGCGAAAAACCTGCCCACAGTGTAAGGAGAAATAAGATGACCTATCAACTCACAATAGACTGGCACAAGAAAGCCGAGGAACGATTACTCGGAAGACAGATAGTGGCGTTAAGGTGGATATCCACAAAAGAGGCAGAAGCTATGGATTGGGATAGCAGACCAATAGTCTTAGAGCTGGACAATGGAACATTTCTGATACCCCAATCTGATGACGAGGGAAATAATGGAGGTGCTCTGTGGATACATCAAGACCACCAAGACGAATGGAATGTAATGCCAGTTATGGGATTAAACGACGTAGAAATTGGACAAGGCCATGCCGAACAGAGCAGCTAAGAGACGTAAAGATGAAAGACGTGAAAAAGACAGGCATCTTAGTAGGTATGGTAGAACACCTGCACAGATAGAAAGGAAGAAGAAACGTGAAGAACGAAGAAAAGGCATACAGCAACCATTTCGATGAAGACCTTCAGTTCGGAGAAAAGGGACAGAAATGGCTCCTATGGTTGGCGGACGAAGCCCAAGTTGAGGTAAAGACCGAACGTGATAAGTGGTATGACACAGGAAACATCTTCATCGAGTTCGAGTATCGTGGAAAGCCTAGCGGTATCTCAACCACGACAGCTACTTACTGGGCACACATATTTTACAAAGAAGGAATGAATTGCGGAGTTCTCGTACTAAGAACATCGGTACTGAAATACAACCTACGCAGAATGTACGAAGAAGACTCGTCGGGTATTAAGATAGTGTCAGGCGGAGACGATAATGCTTCTAAGGGATTCTTAGTACCTCTGGAGTCACTCTCAGGGCTTATGCGGTTGGGTTTGATGTGAGTGTAGAAACGTATCATAAGGGGTCTAGAAGCGATGCTAAGGATGTTTCTTGCATGGTTCGATACATACCAAGGGATTACACAAAAGAAGCCTTAGAATGCCCAAAGATAGGCAAATCTTGTATGTTTTGCGGTAAATCGCGTTGGAATCCTGTTAAAGGTGAATACGGAAGCACTGAAAGCTTCTTCTGTGGCCTTGCCCCTCCCTCGTGGGACTTGCGAGTGGACAGTCTGCCTGATTGTCCACAAAATTTGACTAAATCACAGCTGTCACATTGGCAGAAGAAACAAAAGAATATACGACCATTAAGATTGATAATGAAATAAGGTGAGTGCTTCGTCTCATTCGGTAAACAAAAGCCTTACTATCGATAGGCGGTTTACAGCTTGGGGCCTGCGAGTCGTATTGCAGAAGACTCACCTTAAAAATGGATAGTCACCGATGAGCCGAAAGGCAAAAATGCTGGGTACCTCTGATAGGTTGTTGCCGTAATGAATCTAGAGTCCTATCAAGTATTAGACTATAAACCTACACGGTTACCACTCTGTTTGCGGAGTGAGGGGCTAGCTATCCATAAGAAATTAAGCGGGAGAAGTTATATGTGGTTACTCTGGTTGGTGCTTATCGCTATTGCGGTGATAGTGTTCGCACCAGAAGATACGTTACTGTGATTTATTGACTGGCGATGCGTTTGGTCGAGCACACGGGCTTACACTCCTTTCCCGTACAGCGTGTCGTCAGTCCTTTCTTTTTATTGTAGTTGACGGTACTTTCCCCATAAGATGCCATGTGAGCATCATTTGTAACAGTCCCATAACATTGGTTACCCCCCTGTACGAAGTATCCAATTGTTTTCTTGGGGCATATTTTTCTTTATACAGAGACTTTAATTCTGTCTCCATTGGTCCGTGAGCTGTGGATTCCATAGTTCCGGGCATGTGATACCTAGATTCGCCATATTCTAATTCTTCTACCAGTCCTTGAAGACTTGTCTGGCTTCTTCTTTCAGCAAATCTCTGTAATGATTCTTTTGTCTTAGGCTGTGCCCATTCTAGATAATCGGATGGTTTTTCAGTTATCTTAGTACCTACTGGATATTGATGTTCATATAAATCTGGACCTAACTGTTTTGCATGTGTAAATTCAGCAAAAGTTTCTTCCACTATAGGGTCCATAGTGTAATATGCTTCGGGGCTGTGAACACCAACCGTATCAACTGGAAATCGTTGCTCGGACACCCATGACGGTACTTTCCCAGTTTCGCTTAAAATATTGGAGCCAGCTAAAAATCTTTCTGGCATACCTTCTGCTTTTAAGTAAGCAGGGTCTCCACGTTTTAACTTAGGGTCGAACTTGATAAATGGCTTACCAGAAGCTTCCCATATTTCTTTTATTGTCTCTACTTGCCCCGGACCACCGCCAGATACCAAAGGGTGTTTATTCTGCGCTATAGCCGTTACAAAATTAGTAAATGATTCTTCTGCTGTCGTAGGTTGCTTTTGACCTTCCCTACCTAGACTCATATCTATGAGACCTTCTGATAGCCCACCCCAAGATGGCTCGTCTACCTGTCTTTCAAAGTATATCTTTAGTGCTGATAGAAAATTTTGCAGTTTTGTAGGCATTTTTTACCCACTTTGGCGACCAAGCCATTCAATTAAGCTCATTAAGAACTCACTAGACTTCGGCTGACCTGCTTCATAGGTGGGAACTATATTTTTAGTTCTGGACCTACTAAGGTAATATGGCGGGAATCTGCTACCACCATAGTCCTTTTGCATCATCATTTGTGTAGCCCGAGGAGTTAATACAGTTGGAACATTCAATCGAGACAAGTGACCAAATGCCCTATCAGATGGAAACTCTAAGCCTCCTCTTATTACTATACCTCTTAATATATCATTGGGAATAATAGGAATTTTTTTACCAGCTTGCTTGAAAACTTCTTCCATCTCATCTAAGTCTTCTGTCTTAGCTGAGCCACCTCTGCTTGACCCGGGTTGCCAAGAATAAGGTTTTAACTGCCCTATCTTTCTTATATCTTCCTTATCATATATCAGTTTTACATTTTTGGGTTCCATAGCTGGGATAGAAGCTTCCATGCTTCTGGTTAACGATACTGAGCCTAATCCCTTAAGTTTTCCGGGGGCAGGTTTCACGTCCGAGGTCATACCTTTTAATCCGCCCGATTTCACAATTTTAAATAACGCTTCCAAGCTTGTATTATGAATTAGTGGACTCTTTACTTTTTGTGCAAAATCAGGAGAGGATTGGCAACAGGCCCGGATATAGCTTCCACCATGGCTCCCGGTCCACCTCTAGTCTTTATCTTGTCCGAGGGCGGTGGGCTGAATCCCATATCTTCAGACAATTTATTTAGCAGTCGTGCAAGTGCTATATTCTGTACGCCAATATTCTGACCAAGGGATTTCCACTTACGCATAAGGTCGGAACCCCAACCTGCTCCTATGAACTCTGGTTCTTTATATGGTTGTGGTTGGTTCTCAGGCATATCAGTCCCTATGTACCTTTTTCAAAAAAGCCACTGGAAGACCTTCATCAAATAGAAAAGACCCTTCATATGCTCCACCTATTTCTCTTGGCTTCTTTCCATACTTTTCGAGCCAGCTCTGAGGCACTCGAAATTCTAAGACATGTTGACCCGGCATATTATCAGTCTTTGCCTGACTTTTTATATCTGCTATATTATCCATCTGCTCTTTAATAGCTTTAAGAAAATCTTTTTTATTCCATTTTGGCTCACCTTTTCTAACCCATCCGCCCCAATCTTCTGGATACGCTTTATGTTTTTTCATAGACTTTAATATATTTTGCTGATTAATAGAGAAAAATCCACCACCTGTCCTTCCTGCCGCATAAACGGGGTCGGTTGAAACAAACAATGCCTTAGACGGAGCTGTTTTATGTGCTACGCTTATAGTGTGACCACCAACAGTCTCTGGACCTACAAAACTTTTATTTTTAACCATTTCTTTTGGTGCCCATTTCTGGTTCCCTCTGTACAAAGTAATCATCTTTTCACCAGATTTCTTTGCAGCTTTTAAAGCTCCTTTTGCAAGCTTATCTACCTTAGACGCAGAAGATATTGGACCCATCGCAACCATTTGCAGGTACTCGGGATTCATTTCTTCCTTTAGTCCCATTTTCAGTAGCTTGGGATTTTTAGTCGGGACCATCTTTTGTGGTGGCTTAAGAAGCTCTAACGCAGATAACGCTGCAACATTTTGTATGCCCATAGGTTGTCCAGTTTGTTCCTCACGCTCAGTCCAGCGTCCTTTAAGTAGCTCTAAGAGCATACCTAAAAAACTATCACTCTGTGGTGTAACTTCTCCGTTAGGCGATGTCACTGCTCCGTTAGGCATATTTCTTACCTACGCGTTTCTCTCTACGTTCCGCAACCTTACGCAATATCTCTTTATAGGACAGCTCTTCAGTGGTGAGACCAAATGATTTCCACCTACGTTCCTTGTC